GAGGGTTTGTCGAAAATGCACTTGTACGAAAGCTCCTTGAGAGTCGTGGTGTCCGAGTTGAAGTTCATTAGTTTCACAAGTGCTGAAAGTTTTAACTGGGTACATAAAAATAAAAATCTTTGGAACAAGTACCACTTGATGGTCGGTCTTGGGTGGGTCACTCAGCCCCCCTCGGATTCCTTCTATACTCTCGATCTCTCAGTACTTAAGCGCGTGTATGACGAGTGGACCGAGGCTCTTCCCCATATTAAACCATATTATGCAGTCAAATGTAACCCAAATATTCAGATCATCGAAGCCCTAGCCAAGATGGGATCGAACTTTGACTGTGCAAGTCCAGCCGAGATTAAACAGGTGCTGGACCTGGGGGTTGAGCCAGAGCGAATTCTTTATGCAAATCCGTGCAAACGTGTGGAGGAGATTTTGTATGCAAAATCGCGGAAAATTTTGCGGACCACGTTTGATAGCGTGTGCGAGCTCAAAAAGATTGCTTCTGTATTTCCTGAGTGCAAGCTCCTTTTGAGAATCCGTGCCGATGACCCATCGGCACGGTGTAACCTCGGCGTCAAGTATGGCGCCGAGGAACGTGATTGGGACGTTCTGTTGTTTACAGCCAGGACGCTCGGTCTCGACGTGATTGGAGTTTCCTTTCACGTCGGATCGTTTGCGTCCAGTTCTAAGGTTTTTGATGAGGCGGTGCGGACCGCTGAGAGAGCTGTGGACTTGGCACGCGAACACGGGTACGACCCTCGCATCATCGATATTGGTGGGGGATTTTCCTCCGCCTCTGGATTGCCTAAAACCATCAGTGCTCCAAAAGACATTACACTCATTGCCGAACCCGGGCGTTACTTTGTCGAACAAGTCATGACACTGTACACGCCTGTCATTGGGATAAAAGGTTCCGGTATAACCATCAGTGAAAGTCTGTATGGCGCATTCAACTGCATACTCTTTGACCACGCTCAACCACAGGTCAAGGAGGTTCTAGATCAATTTTGGAATAAAATTAGTGGAGAGGAGGCTCCACTGACAATCTTCGGTTCAACCTGTGATGGGGGTGACATCATTTACAAAGAACTCAATTTACCCATGAATATTAAGGATGATGACTGGATCGTGTGGGACAATATGGGAGCCTATACATCTGCAGCAACTACCCAATTTAATGGAATCCCTTTCAATGCCCGACCTATTTTTAATATCGGTGAATACTAAGTAATGCCGAAAGAACAGAAATTACCTCCTCTGAGAATCGGGTCGAAAAAGTTTCCATCCAGTCTCAACAGAATCATGAACATGCTTTCACCCCCATTAGGAAAAAGACCAAATAGTATGTTGAAAAATTGGTTAGTTATTAAAAAATAGGAACGTGTGAAACATATGGTGAAGCTTGGATGGACAGACAATTTTGATTCAAAATTCAAAAAATGTTATGGGGAGTTCCCTGAACTCGATTCGTGGGCGAACATCTTGTACCAGGACAAGACGTTCCCGACCCGTGCTGAATTTAACGCAGCTTTTGACGAGTATTGCGCCACAAATAGGGCGACCCGTGAGAAGCTCCACAGGTGTGACAAGGTGGTCATCCTAACCCCAGAAGACCTCGAGAGGTTCGAGTATGAAGTCTCTCAAGGGGAGTTTGAGGAGGACTATACTAAATTTATCAAAAAGATCAAGGCACTTTTCGAGTGCGAAAAAATTGTTTTCTTTTATTAAGAATGAACCTTGTCATTATCGTTCTGCTCGTGGCTATCCTCGCCGTTCTGGTTTTTCGCCGTTCCCCCACGCTGATCAAGAAGTGTCCCCTCGGGTACTACTACGCACCATGGGCAGCTACAGGCACCGAGTGCATGCCCATAGGTGAGGCTTCGTCCGAGGCTGGCATCTCATCCGATTCCAAGATTCCAGAAATGTATTCACCCAAGATGTCCCCAGCATCTGAGGCGAACGCCGTCTTTTACAAACACCTGATGGATCCCACCTATTAAATTAATATTTGTGAATACAAATGAAGACTGCTTTTATTGTGATTCTGGCAATCCTTGCACTTGCCGTCCTCTTGAAGATGTTCGCTCCCAGCGCCCCATCTCCCAAGTTTGACGGCTTTTGCGCCCCAGGCTACATGCCCACCGGCAGCGGGTGCGTCCCAACCAACGAGGACATCGGTCTGGGACCTAGACCTTGAAAATAATAACAGAAAGAATTAGATGCGGCATCCTAGACATATCCAGCTGAGACTCAGCTGGCCTGAAAGGTACTTCTCGGGTCTGAGTAAATCGATGAAACTCATACGCGAAAAGGAACTGATTAAACGGAGGAAACTCCCGTATTCTAAATTGTCTCTCTCGCGCTCAAACGCAGGCGGGACACGCAAAAAGTCCAAGTGGACCTTGTTGTTTCACAAAACGTACCCAGATCTCAAGTTTAATAAGAATGCCATTTCCCGACAAACAGGCATCTCAAGATCCACCCTCAATACCGTGTATAATCGCGGACTCAAGGCGTGGAAGACGGGTGGGAGTCGCGTTGGAGCCACCGCTCCTCAGTGGGCAGTGGCGCGCGTGTACAAGTACGTCCTCGTGACCAAGAAAAAGGCACCCAAGGCGTGGTATGCTACCCGGTTCGATCCTGATCAAGATTTGCGCAAGTAAAATTCGATAGAGTTTTGAGATACATGCACCCAGACCTAGGTGTGTACGCCTTATCTTTCCACATTCTCTGTAAAAACACTATACTATCTTCATCCTTCTTTATGGAACCATCCGGTAAAAGGTATGCATTTTCACCCAAAGGGTTTGGTTTGTGACGCTTTAGAGGACGTATATCAGGTGGAAACCCGATTTCGCCACACTCTTCACCGGTTTGTACCCTAACAACTGTAAATAGTTGCTCATCCATATTATTTAGAGTTGTCTTATTTTTATCACGAATCTTCCTTGCGTTCCAGAAAGTATCTGGAAATAGGTTCGGCGAGTCTCTTCCCTTTATCAGAAAATTGCAAGAGACCGTTACTTCGAAGAACCATGTCACTCAAAGGGTCGAATGAATTTTTGGTTAAAATATCCCACCTTTCTTTGTACTTGCGATTTTTCAGGGATCCGTGCCAATGATGTACGATGGTTCCAGGGACCCATGACAAAGAAAGGTTTTTGACACGATCCTGGTACTCAATTAAAAGCTTTTTATAATTTGGGTGAACATTTCCCGGGCAGCTGTCTATGACTTTTCCTATGAGCGCCAACGCCATGTGTCTGTCACCCGACCCTAGAATCGCCCAATCGATCAATCCTTTCATAGTCTCGAAGGCGTCGCGGGTACACGCCCACGCATATCCTGGGTGCCAAAACCCGTACTTATCGTTTTTTAAATAAGGCGTATTACTGCCGCGAGCCATGTACCCAAAGCTCTTGTCCGTCTTGATAGGCTCACCGTGAGGTCCTAGATTTATGACCGAGTGAAACATTTGTACGACATTCGCAAGTTCCAGAACCTGGATCGTATCCTCCACCCAATTTTCATTTAAAAATGTAATATCAGCATCGACCCACGCTATGTACTTCCAGTTTCTGGGTAACTCGTGAGCGGCTATATTCACAAGATGTTCCTTTATCCACATGGGTTCACTTGGTTTAATTTTAATATGTTTCCAGACACCCAACTTGGGCAGGGAATCACCACACTCGGCGACGATAATCCTGAGTCCTGGGGTATTTTTAATTCTATTTACAAATTCAATAAACAATTGTTTACGTCTTTTGAATTCGCAAAAGTTGAAATACGGTAATATGACATAAAGCAAGTCTTGATTGCAAAGGCACTGCATCTACCATTGGTCTGTATTATTTCCAGTGAAACTTGACGCCTCACTTTTTGATTTTGAGTTCCTCGTCACCACGCGCTTCGCGCCGCTGAAGCTCCACGAGACGCGCCGAAAGGTAAATTGAAAGATCCAGCGCCTCCTCGAGAGCCTCCTTAACCCAATCGTACCCCGAATCCTCCTTTAGACCGTGTCCGTAAGTGACGCGCCCTTGCGCCATGCGCTTCTGGATGAGGTCAAGAATATCAACATTGAGCTCAGCCATTTAGATTATATACTGTGGTAGTTTTTATACGACTCTAGTTTTTGAATCTCACAATTTTTAAATTGTTAGGTGTAAGGTTTACTCCTGCTCGGAGTGGATGTTTCTGTCGCCCTCTTTGCCACATTGTTTTAAATGCGTTTAAATTGAAATAAGCACGCGTGTTGCCGTGTGTTACTTGAATATAACGTTGCCCTGGTCTAAAATTATTTAATGTTAAACTCTCGCGATTGTTTCTCAACCGATTAGGAAAATTTATAAGGTTACCATTTGAATTCCAGTTGAAGTTATTGTTCACGTTCATGTTGTTGGCATTATTGAAATTCAGACGACGCGCTACATTGTTGTTCGAGTTTGAGTTCGAGTTCGAGTTCGAGTTTGAAATTTGCGCTAAATTATAGTTGTTTACGCGCCGTCTAGCTTCGCGTATGAGATTTGCATTATGACTATAAGGGTGATTCCTATGAAGATTTGCGATCAGCTGATGCGTTCTGGTTGCCGCACCTTCGTTTAAATTTCCACTTAAAATGTTCCGGAGTTCTTGTTGCTTCTGGAGCAAGGTTAGAAAGTTATTACTCATTTTATTATTTACCAAGATGATTATCTAGGGTCCACTGGTCGACTGAATTGACGTACAGCAAAAGTTCCCACATATTGTCCACCTGGGGACACCAGAGGCGCGGTTCCTTTTCTCCCTCATTGAAATAAACGCTGTGCCAATTTGGCAACCAACGCGCCGTCCCTATATTTTTCAGAGAATCATCAACGTAAATGTGTGTATGGTGTTTCGGAAATTGAGTATACATAGGCACCTCTGGTTTCATGTGAGTTCCTGGACACACAACAAATACTTCATCACTGATTGCACGAGCAACCTCGTTTGCCCATTTTGCTGGAGAATTTGTAAAGAGCGTCACCTTCCAGCCATTTTGTGTCAAATCGCGAATTTCCTTCGCCTCTTCCTGAAACTCAGATTCGTAGATGACCTCAGCCAAGTGGTCCATGACGCTCTTGTCATACACCTTTTCGTTAAAATCACTCGTATCAATTTTAAAAACCATATTCAGACCGCGCGCTGTGTGTCCGTGTGAAAGATACAGATGCTTATTTGTTTCACGCGGATTCTTAGATTCTGGCAACTTTGAAGCTACATAGTTGACACAATTCTCTTTTACATGACTCAGGAGCAACTTGTCACGCACGATAACACCATCAATATCCAGGAGTAGAGACTTGAATGCCATTTCTTATTATACAGTTTATTTCTCTAACTCGTTCCACCGTGTTAAAGCCAGAGCGCGTGGTAAAATTACAATGGCGCTAAATATTATCAAGCTTAATCCAAATGCTCAACTTCCAGTCCGCGCAACTCCGGGTGCCGCTGGCTATGACCTTTTCAGCACTGACAACTATGTCGTTCTACCAGGTCGCCGGGTGGTTGTCTCCACCGGCATCTCAGTTCAGCTCCCGCCAGGAACTTATGGACGTATTGCACCTCGCTCTGGACTCGCCGTGAAGCACGGTCTGGACACACTGGCAGGCGTGATCGATCCAGATTATCAGGGTGAGATCAAGGTGGTTCTTCAGAACCTTGACTCTCAGCAGCCCTTTGTGATTCGCCCAGGGTACCGGATCGCTCAGCTCATCCTCGAAAATTTCACAGAGGTGGAGGTGGTTGAGATTCCAACCGAGAACACGCCGCTGAACACTCAGCGTGGCACAGGTGGTTTTGGGGCTACGGGTATTTAGTTAAGGGATAAAATAGTATTAAAAATAACGGAATGGTCCCGTTTCAGGCGGTTGCCTGGAGCGGACAAGACCAGGACGACCAATATACTCTCCGTATTTTTGGTCGTTCTGAAGATGGAAAATCAGTCTCTCTAGGAACAAAATTCAACCCGTACTGTTACATTCGTACGGATGCACCGAGAGACACCGTGAAGAGCCTGTTTTGGCGTGGACTCGTCTCATGTCAAGTTCAAAATGCAAAGGATCTATGGGGGTTCCAAAATGGCGAACTTTCACGGTTCCTGAAAATGGAATTTAAGACGCACAAATCAATCCGAAACTGTGCGTGGTGCATTGAGAATAACAAATTTCCAGAACTTGCAGGGGCGCGGATTTACGAGTCGAACATAGACCCGGTCCTGCGATTTATGCACGTGTCAGGAATTACATCCACGGGGTGGGTAGATCCTGGAATTTGCGAACCTGATTCGGAAACCCTATGTGAAATCAATCTCTGGGCGCCTGATTGGCACTATATCAAGCCGATTCAGAGGGATGACCTGGCACCTCTACGTATCATGTCGTTCGATATCGAGTGTTATTCGAGTACGGGAGCCTTTCCCGACCCTCAAAACCCCAAGGATGTTGTTTTCCAGATTGCGATGACCACAAAAGAGTTTGGAAAGGAGGAATACCTTGATCGCAAGTGTCTGTGTCTGAAGGAGACGACGGGGTTTGACTGGTTTGCAACTGAAAAGGAACTTCTTCAGGCTTTTCAAAATCATCTCGCAAAGATCGATCCAGACATTATTACAGGATGGAACATCTTTGGATTTGATTTGGAGTATCTAATTGTTCGAGCGACGATTCACTGCGGGCTGGCACCCGTATGGGGTAGGGTTCGAGGAGAGACTGTTGAGCTTGTGGAGAAGAACCTGAGTTCGAGCGCTCTCGGGAACAACATGCTCAAGATGGTGCCTATGAAAGGTCGGTACGTTTTTGACCTGTTCCAAGATGTGAAGCGTGAGCACAAGCTCGAGAGTTATTCTTTGAATAACGTGTCTAAACACTTTCTGAAAGATCAAAAGCTGGATATGCCACCCAAGGAGATGTTTGCGCGTTTTGCTGAGGGCAACGCTGAAAAACTGGGGGAGGTGGCGGATTACTGTATCAAGGATACCGAGTTGCCGCACGCACTCATGGAGAAGCTTTGTCAGATTCAGAACCAGGTTGAGATGGCAAAGGCGTGTTGGGTTCCACTGGCATTCCTGAGCGAGCGTGGTCAGCAAATTAAGGTGTTTTCTCAGATGGCAAAGAAAGCTCGGGAACTCAACTTTGTTATTCCGACATTCAGGTATGGAGCGGGAGGTCCGGCAACTGAGGGGTACGAAGGCGCCACTGTCCTCGAAGCGCAGACGGGTGCGTACTACGGACCTATCACAGCACTTGATTTCGCATCTCTGTACCCGAGCATCATGTGTGCCGAGAATCTGTGCTATTCGACGCTCGTGATGGACCCAAAGTACGACAACCTTCCAGGGGTCACGTACGAGCAGTTTGGACCTCACAGGTTTGCGCAGGCTCCGGCGCCTTCACTCCTTCCTGTCATTTTGATGGATCTCAAGGCGTTTCGCAAAAAGGCTAAGAAACTGATGGCATCTGCTGAGGGAACGCCGATGGAGGCGGTTTATAACGGTCAGCAGCTCGCGTACAAAATTAGCATGAACTCAATCTACGGATTTACGGGGGCTTCGAAGGGCATGCTTCCGTGCGTCGCCATCGCATCCACGGTTACTATGCGCGGACGACAAATGATTGAGGAAACGAAGAATTATGTCGAGGAAAACTTCCAGGGTGCCAAGGTGAGGTATGGGGACACGGATTCAGTGATGGTTGAATTTGATGTTCAAGGACGCAAAGGACAAGAGGCTATCGACTACTCGTGGACACAGGGTGAATTGGCTGCCGAACAGTGTACGAAACTTTTTAAAGCGCCAAACGATCTCGAACTTGAAAAGGTTTATTGTCCATACTTTTTGTATAGCAAGAAGCGGTATGCAGCAAAGATGTATGAGAAAAACAAGGCGGGTGTCATCGCATTCAAAAAGATTGACGTCAAGGGTCTTCAGGTGGTCCGACGCGACAGTTGTCCTTTCGTTCGCGAGACGCTCAAGAAACTTCTAGGGATGGTTCTTGAATCGAGTGACCCGCGCCCTGTTATCGAGGAGGCACGCGAAGCTGCTCGGGACCTCATGAATGGAAAAGTGCCTATGGAGAAGCTCTTGATGAGTAAGCAGCTCGCGACGAATTACAAAGTGAAAATGGCACACGTCGAGGTCCGTGATAAAATCAGGGCGCGCGCACCTGGTTCAGAGCCACAACAAGGTGACAGGGTCCCCTTTGTGATTATCAAGGGACCTGGTAAAATGTATGAAAAGGCTGAAGATCCTACATGGGTCCTTGAAAAGGGAATACCGGTAGATTACGATTATTATTTTAGCAACCAATTCAAAAAACCAGTTCAGGATCTTTTGGAGCCGTTGGTGAGTGCTGATCAGATTTTTGACAAGAAATTTATGGTCAAAACAACAAGTACATCTGAGATGGAGGCTCGCCGGACCTTCCTCACCCGTTTCGGGTTAAAAGTCAGTTCCGCAGGAACTGTTCCGTAAAAAGGAATCACAGTCGCTGCGCGACTGGTCTTAAAAGTTTCAACAGTATAGATAGTAAGATGGAACAACAGATTCTCGAGCTGATCGAGGACGAGGTGTCTCGCCGAGTTAGTTTGAGACTCGTCAGCGCCCTCGAGTTTGTTTCAAAGACGTATGACATTCCAGTTGAACAACTCATGAAAGACTCTGCCAAGGTGGAGTGTACATTCTGCAAAGGTATTCTCAAAAGTAAGAAGCGCTGTATGAAACAGCCAAAGGAGAATGGGTACTGTGGGTTTCACCAGAGTCAGGTCCCTCCACCCGTCATGAAACAAATTGAACGCGTGAAAGCTCCTTGGGAAAGTTAGTCAGTCGCGTTCCATTTGAATTCACAGGAATAAGTCCTTCGGACTTGAACACTTAAGACTTTACAAACTAATTAGATTAATGAACAAGTCTGCACTTTTGCTGACGAGTCTTGAACGTTTTTTCGATGACCCAAAAAATCACGATCAACTGTTTGATATTTTGGAACATCGCAAAGGGATTTCTCTTCGCAAACTCGAGTGGTTTGTGACGAATTACTCAAAGACGAAGCAGGTTACTTACACAGCCCCAAACGGCAAGATGTTTACTGTACACGTGGCATACAAGTCTAGCCTTGATGGGTACAGTAAAAAGCTTTTCGACCCATTTTGTCGAACTGAACGTATAGAATTCAAGGGTTTGACCACAACTGTGGCGCAACTCAATTTTATTAGGTGGACAATTACAAACGGAATCATCTCATATCTCCTTACTGAAAAGGAGTTGTTGCGAAGCCGCCCTGAAACTGAAGAAGATTGTACCCATAGTAGAACAGATACAGATTGTATCCTTGTGTAATTTGCGCTGTATATGCAGGTTTGAATGTGAGTGAAAGATTCGTCGTCTGTGAATTTAATTTTGAAAAATTGAGATATCCACCCTGATTGTACTCTTTTGGAGTGAGCCCAAATGAGTACGTATAGATATTTTTAGAAGGTATACTCAGACCGTGTTCAAGCGGCTGTTTGAACGAGTAATAAAGAGACCCCTGGAAAGTACTGAGAATGTCTACGTTGTTGAGTGTAATCTTTGCCGTGTTAATCACGTCCACGAAATTGGAGTTTCCCGAAGGGAATTGAAGTTGTATACCAGTTGCGATATACTGAGTCGTGTATCCGTAGCTGTATCGTGAGTCGGAGTAGCGACCGTCACTCACATTCTCATAATTCTCATTTCTAAAAAACCATGCCAAGGTTTGAACAGGAAAATTGGCAGTCAATTCAAGAGAAGGGTTGTTACCCGAGAAGGACAGGGTCGACTCTTTTTGAACTTTAGGCACGAGGTATTTTAGTGGGGTATTCATGTAGTACAAACGCTCGTCGTCATTGAGAAGAATTTCTTCTGTGATGAGGGTCGGCAGATTTGTTGCATCTGGTGAGTAAATATCCATTCTGCTCCCGACCGGTGCATTACACCACCACGTATTTGGCTGAAAGGTGAAGCGCACGTAGAGACGTTGATTCCACATGGCGCACAGGGGGAAGTACGGGCGGCGAAGTCGCTCACGTGCCTTATTATTTGCCGAGTGTCTGCGGCAAAAGAAGAATTCAAGAGGTGTGACGATATCCGAACTCGGGACGACGTTTGCAGTTGCGGAGTACGAAACGACAACGACACCCGAACCGCCGTTTCCGGGAGTTGTCCCGAACGCGCCGCCGCCTCCACCTCCCGTGTACACGGTCCCACTGACTGCCGCTGTGTTTTGCGCAGAGAACCCAGTGACGTTACTCGAACCGGCGCCTCCACCGCCCGAACCTCCGGGAGTTACGAGAGTGCCTGTGATTGCAGTGTTCGAGGCACCCCCTCCACCACCTCCAAAGTAAGACGCCGTGTATGGATAAACCGCGTTACTGAATAAAGATCCCACCCCACCGCGTCCTAGAGTGCCTGCAGTCGTGAATGCAGAAGTTCCTGTACCTGTTGTTACGTTTGCATTACCACCCGCACCACCACCGGATGCGAAGGCTGTGTTGCTAAAATACATAAACTGGGAGTTTGATGTGTACGTAGTTCCGCTCGCCCCACCGTACGCACCTCCGTACCCACCTGTTGCTATGTACCCGTTGAAACTAGATGATGTCCCATTTGGACTTGCCTGAGTTCCACCAGTTCCAACATTCACTGAGTACATCCCAGGAAGCAAAAACACAGACTGATTTACGACCCCTCCTCCACCGCCTCCCATTGCATTGTAAATAGTCACGTTTAGACCAGAAGGTAGAATAATCCATTGAATTCCAGTCACGGGGTTGATTGTAATAGTAGACGAATTGGCAGCCGAAACCGTACCACTAAATTGTACATTTTGTGAAACGAATGTGGCTGGTAAACCTACGAGTGCTGACGAAGCGGCTGGCGAAACGGTTATCGCACCGGTCGTGGTTGGGTTAATTCCTGAAAGAGTTACCGTCGTTCCCGTAAACACATTACTTCCGACTGTGATCGTGGAAGACCCTGTAGCGTATGAAGCCCATGTAGGGGCGGTGCCTAGATTCATAATCACACCCGATGAAGAAACTGAGGTGATATTTGACCAGGTGGGTGCTGCAGACCACTTACTAGAAGTGATTGCCGTGTTTGACCCAACTGCGGCACCTAACATTGACGAAAGAGGAACCGTGAGACTTGTGGAACTTGCAGGACTATAATAAATATTCGAAGAGTTTGTAGTTTGATAAATACCGTTCGAACCAGCACCGCCACCACCCACCACGAGGAGATTCACCTGTGAGGCTGTGTTGATTGTGAAAGTGCCATTCGTCGTAAAGGTGTGAATCGTATTTGATGATATATTTGAATTTAGAGTGCCTCCAGTTCCGATTATGGGCGCAGATATATTAGACTGTGCATCGATTGCTGCAAAAACCCCATTCTGTTCATCGGCATCCAGGAAAAGCTGATCGCGAATAATGTACCAATCGTCGTACAAAGTTTCGATGACTGTTTCATTGACTATGAGATCAATTTGTTTGATGAGCGCTCTTCCAATATGTTCAGAATAGACGTACCCTTTCATGGCTGGCATTTTCACGTGAAGGTACATATTTGACAGTAGGTGACCCAACTCTGTCGGGCGCAACTCGATTTGAAGGGTATTTCCCTGGTACGATGGGTTGGGTGGTGGAAACGGCGTGACTCGCTGAAACATCACAAAGTTTGTGTATTGTTTGAAAAGTGATGAAAATTGAGAATTAGCATAATCGTTACTCAACAGGTACGTGTCCTGAGGACCTATTGCCGATAAAGCCAGCACAGACCCTTGAGAAAACCCGCGGTCTTTCTTATCGATATACAGCTGAACAGGTGGGGGATTCCATGCCGTGCCAGTGTTTAATTCTCTGAGAGGCGCTGAGTTTCCTGTTTTTATATTTTGATTCAAAATTACTATCGCATTGGGATCGTACGTATTTGTCGTAAAGTATCCGGGTACAAAGGTGTTTGTGTAATAAGCCTCGTGAATAATGGCAGGAGATCCCTGGACATATACGGGAACATTAATATTGGGTGGGGGACTACCATCTACAGTTTCTAGGATTGCCATATTTTCCGAGGTTGTATAATCACTTGCAATTGCAGTCATTGATCGTTTATAGGTCAAAATACCCTGACTATAAGATGTGACTCTCAAGGGTGTTTTTATACCTGGGAGGTTTTCAACAATCCATCCAGCTTCAGTATTCTGTGGGGGTGGAACTGAAAATATAAAATTAACAACCCCGGAAATAACTTCATATCTTCCATACAAAGGAGCGCTTATCTTCTGAGACACGAATTGAACCTGACCTGGTGGATAAAGGATTGCACCTGTTGCGTACTGAACACCTTCAACAGACTGGTCCATGTCAGATTGAATAGTGAAGGACCAAAGGTATGGTTTAGAGTTATCAAGAACTCCGTATGTGTTACTGTATCCAGTGACTTGAATTTGTCCCAAGATGCCCGTGATACCAACTGCTGTCCAGCCAGCACTCACCTGTGTTGATGTAAGCACATTTGTCGTGGCATAAAATGTCACCTCTTGAGGACCAGTTACTTTATAAAATCCACTCACGTCGACGGGTGAAAGAATGATTGGATTTTGTTCCACGGGAGGAAGAGAGGCTGGCTGTGGGGCGCCCGGCGTTGGGAGGGGTGCACCACTTACCGAGAGTGTCGAAGGAAGTGGTTGATTAGAGTTTCCTTGACGGACACGAAACCTATCTTGGTAAAAGTCTATAGTTTTCGTTTGGACTCTCCGTTCTAATTTGAGCATATTATCGAATGCCTTTGACATTCTCTCTACAAGTCGTGTAGATTATTCTTCCACATCTGAGCCACGGGTGTCGCCTTGACCTTTTCGCGTTCTACAATCTTTGCAGTGCACAAGTCTTTCAGTTTGACAACCTCTTCGCGTGTGTACTGATACGTCTTGATATCAAGGAGCTTCATCCAGATATCCTCCTTGAAGTTTTCAGCTCGAAGTTGGTTCTTAATCTCCTCAAGTGGAATGTTGAGCACCTGGATCCTCTTGTTGATGACGAATCCTATGAATCTCGCCTTTTCACTCAGCCACTGAATCTCAGCATCCAGCTGCTTGAGGAGGTGTGCCTTGCGTCTCTTGTAAGTGCCAACCCGTATCTCCATATAGTCCACGAGAATCTCCTCGGGACTATTGTACTTTTTGACAGCTCCGTTGGGACCTATGAGGTACATATTACTCGTGTGAATAGTCTTGGTCAGTCCGAGATCTTTCAAGTCTCCTCCCCAGATTCTAAAGTCGGGCGTCGTCTCCGTCGAATGGTTCTCATACTTTTGGATCGTACCCTTTTCCATGAGATCGTCTAGGTGTTCCTTGAAGTCCTGAATCCACTTACCTGGTGGAAGCTCAGTCACGTGCCACTGACTCCCCTCCTTTTCCACGATACCCTCCATGACCCACGTGTGATCCTTCGTCTTTGTAATCTTCCCCTTGAAACCCTTGAAATGAGGTTTCATAGGAACCATTGGAACCTGGTCAAGCCCGCACAAGATATTGTGCTTGACCGCCTCTGCATCAAATGGAGGAACATAACAGCTGAACCCCGTCCCGATACCCTCGGCGCCATTGATGAGAATCATAGGCAAAACTGGTGAGTAAAACTCAGGCTCCACCTGTTGTCCGTCGTCAACCACATATTTTAGAACAGAATTGTCAGTCGGATCGAATATGGTCTTGGTCCAAGGTGCAAGGCGTGTAAAAATGTAACGGGAGCTGGCTGCATCCTTACCACCTGCCAAGCGCGTGCCAAACTGTCCCGAAGGCTCGAGGAGATTCATGTTGTTAGAGCCTACGAAATTCTGAGCTAGATTTACTATGGTTCCCTGGAGACTCGCTTCACCGTGGTGATATGCCGTCTGTTCCGCCACATAGCCTGCCAGCTGCGCCACTTTCATGTCTGTCACCAGGTTCTTCTTGAGGCAGGCATAAATCACCTTGCGTTGGGAAGGTTTGAGTCCATCAGAAACGTGAGGAATCGAACGCTTGATGTCCTCGGCGCTAAAGTTGGACAGGTCGCGATGAACGAAATCACTCACGCTCAGTGTCTTGACTGTACCGTATGGAATAACCTTTGGAGGTGATGCCATGTGCTTTGTGAGCCATTCCTTGCGGTCATCTGCAAGAGCCTTGGCAAACGCAAGTCGCATCGACTCGTCCACGTGTGCATCTGAACTGAAGGCAACCGTCAGACGCTCAATCTGTTTGAAATATTCTTTCGCCTCTGCACTCGTGGATGTACCCAGACCCTTGTAGTACTTTGTTCCAGTCGGTGGAGTCGACAGTCCCTGACACGCCTCCCGAAAGGCTTCCTCCGTAAAGTACCACGTCTTTCCCGCCTTGATAACTGGGGTAACCATTGACACCACAAAGCCCAGCTCGATGAGTTTTGGCCAATACACGTGGAACATATTGAGGACCAGCCCCTTGATGTGTGACCCGTCTAGGTCGGCATCTGTCATAATCATGAGACGTCCGTATCGCAAATCTCTCAGGGAATTATAGACCTTACCATGCTGGAGCCCGAGGATCTTCTTCAAGTTACTAAATTCTTCATTATCGGTCACCTGTTTTACCGTAGCATCTCGAACATTGCGCGGCTTACCCCGGAGTGGAAACACGCCGAATGCGTTGCGTCCTACAACACTCAGACCGGCAATGGCAAGAGCTTTCGCCGAGTCACCCTCGGTAATAATAAGCGTACACTCGTGCGACCTGTGAGTTCCAGCCCAGTTGGCATCATCGAGCTTGGGAATTCCGGAAATTCTCGCCTTTTTGGACCCATCTGTCTTCTTGAGCTCTTTGTCAACCTGGGTGAGTCCCTTGGACAAGAGATCCTCCAGGATTCCTGTCGCCAGGACATCCTTGATGAATTTTGGTTTAAAATTAATGGTTTCCGTAATTTTTGAAGTACACTCAGCCTTGGTCTGGCTACTAAACGTGGGGTTGACTATGACTGCTCGCACAAACACAAACAGAGATGACTTGATTTGGGCTGGTTTAAGTGTCGAACACCGCTTGTCCTTGGCAATTTCATCTACGAGTGCCTTTGTCACCTTGTCAACATGAGACCCACCCTTTGTTGTGGAAATGCCATTGACCCACGAGCACTGCTGGAACGCGCCAGATGTGGAGTGAGTTACGATAATATCAAAGTTCTCGGTATGCATCTTGGTGAGTGGAGCAATACCTACGTGCATCCGGGCGTACTCTTCCAGGCTCGGGACCTGGAGCAATTCCTTGTTCAAATATACCTGGGACTTTGAACACCACATAGCCGCGTCCCACGCGCGTTTCTCCACGAGTTTGGCAAATTCACCCGGTCCGCCGAAGCGCTTCCAGTCTGGATAGAAAGTGACGGACACATACGGACAGATCTTATCAGGCGAAGTGATGACGTCGGGGGGGTCGACCTTGCTCATGTTGTCGGTCCAAGTTTGCATGTAGATCTTCTTACCGTCACTAATTTTGATATTAAATTTCGAACTGAACACGTTCGCCAACTTGGCGCCGTACCCGTTGCGACCACCTGTCACGCGTTGTTCCTCGTCGTTGTAGTTGGAACTGGTCAAAAGGTGTCCAAAAATGAGCTCTGGGATCCAAATGGGCTTTCCGTCTGACCCCTTTTCAGTCTCATGCTTTTTGATAGGGATGGATATTCCGTAGTTTCGAACGAAAACGAATTTTTCGCCCGTCACGATTTCAATTTTAGAAACCTTCTTGGGTTGGAGCGAATATTGGTCGATGGCGTTGACCAGGACCTCGTCGAAGATTTTCACCAATCCAGGTGAAACAGAAAGCTCAGAAAGCTTGAAATTGACCCCGTCTCGAATCCAATAGGAGGAAGATTCGGGAGCGAGGGATCCGACATAAGTATCGGGGCGCTTGAGAATATGCTCAACGTGTGAGAGCCGTTCATAGCTCATCGTTTGTGAAATTACGCATTTCGTCTTTAGCTGCGATAGTTTTTGAACAAAATTGAAAATATAAGGGCTGTCATGAGAATCATGAGAATTATGGTCGTATTGTCGAACAGTGGTTTTGGAGCCTCGGGTTCACAGCCTGATAACCAATGCTTGAGAGCATCCTCATAAGCCACTACGGGTTTACCAATGCTTTCGTTTACTTTATTGTGAATATCGACCGACCATCTGAACTGATCCACGTCAGGAAGTGGGTTCTCTGCAAGCAATTTTGAAAAATGAAGACTGCACCCGAAGCATGGAAGAACCATCTGGTATGACTCGATGAATGTCTTGAGAGCCTCTTTATCGATGGCTGCAAGGCATGCAAGGTGGAAAGCCCCCCAGAAGTAAGGACCAAAACTCTTTGGACAGAGTCCCATTAATTTATAACGAGAAAAAACTTGGTTCAGTGAACCACAGAACCACCCCTGAGCCTCAGGACAAGATGTAAAGTTGATTCTTTCTGAATATTGTAATCAGCCATTGTACGGTCATCCTCAAGCTGCTTGCCTGCAAAAATGAGACGTTGTTGGTCTGGAGGAATGCCTTCCTTCTGTTGAATCTTTTCTTTTACACTTGAAATAGTATCAGTACTTTCTACCTCAACTGTAATAGTCTTGCCAGTAAGCGTCTTTACGAAGATCTGCATCTTTACTATTATACTTTACAATTTTTTAAGTGGCGAGTGAGAGAATCTCTAGACGAATATTCATTATCACATGTTTTACATGTAAATTTTTGATCCTTATTTACATGAGCTTGTAATTCATGTCTTCTTCTATTTGCAGCTATAGTGTATATATTATCACAAAAATTGCATTTGTATTCTCCTTTGTAACCCTTTTCAAAATTTTGAATTGCTGTTTTCATTTGTTCAATTTTATAAGGGATTTTCATGTATGGCTTTATATCTTCTAAGAATTCAAGAGCTTGACAGTGATTAAGTGACCATTCATTTCCATAACAAGTTTTGTTCTTGCTTTCTCTAATTCGTTCTCTAACACTTCCACCCCAGATACCTTTGCCAATATCTAGAGGGGTTTTATCATTTTGAGATATACAAAGTCTTAGACGATTATTATTACTTTTATCATTTGATATTGAACCTTCACCTTCATAAAATCCACAAAACCAAATGATAAGTTCAGTAGATTTTGCCATATTTATTAATATATGCTGATATTTTTTATATATCTTTGTCAGTCGACTGAATTGGAGCCTCGGCGGGAACCTTTGGGCACCCGCACTCGCATTCACATCCCTGGCAATCGGGCCCGCATCCGCACTCGCACCCGCACGAGGCTGCCTTTGCATTCAAAGCCTCCTCTATCAGGGCGGATACGCGTGAAACTGGGACGTCGTCCTCCTCATCGGAAACCTCCTCTTCCTCCTCAATGGGAACCTCGGCGGGAACCTCGACGGGAACCTCGACGGGAACCTCGGCGGGAACCTCGACGGGAACCTCGGCGGGAACCTCACGGACAATCACCCATGAAGTTGTGGCTCCGCTAATCTTATTTATTCTCAGAGAATCACCGTCTGGAACAACGCAGTGACCACCATCATATGCATTATAGATGCTCCCAGATTCCTCGATAGTCCACTCGAAATCATACTCGGGATGCTCCAGTTCCGAGGCGTCCATAAGTATAAAATAGCTGTGGCGAATATACATACCCGTATCTACGTTACGAATGTGACCCTCCGAGTCAATTTCGTACGTAGAACCCTCACTTGCCAGCCGAATTCTATCACCACCGCTTGCCCAGAAAAGACCTGTTCCTGGTTGCTGAATCTTGAACGACATTTATATTATAAGGTGAGATTTTTTTAAGTCTCTAAAATTTTCGTGTCTTGTCGACGTAAGGGTCAAGGTTCACATGAAAGAATCAAATGGATCTCACCAAGCTTCGACCGACATACAGTCAGTTCCGTACCGATACCTTATCGGTCGAGGATGGTCGCGCCCGTATGCATGTTGCACCCCCTGCTGCACCCAAAAAAGCCGCCCTTGCACCCCCTAAGGGCAAGGGAGGGGAACTCTGGCGAAAATTGTACGACCAAGCAGTGGTGAACAAGCACCCCAACCCTGAACTTATAGCTGACTCGATGCTCCGGGCTCGCGAAAAGACCCTCAAGATTGAGGCAGAACGGCACAAGCTCAAGGTGACTGACAAGGTGCCCAAACCCGCCGAGACGGTTGTTGCAGCAAAAACTGGGGTCAAGCGAGCACGCGTGATCCCACTTGGTTCTCGCTGCGCAGCAACCAAGATGGACGGCAAGCAGTGCGAGTTCAAGCGGCACCCCGACTGTGGGAAATTTTGCTCCAAGCACGCGGTGAAGCTCTGAACAAAAACCTCTGAATAGTGTAATGGAGATGAATTGGAACATAATTTGGGCGGCTATCGCCATCAACTTTTTACTCGTCTATATCGTCCCTCGTCTTATAAAGAAACCTACAGGAATTCAGGTCATTGATGACGTGGTCCTGTACCTCAACTCCCAGAAGGGATTTTTACTCGCGTCCTCTATAGTCCTCGCAGGTGTCATATACGGCGCGCACTACTGGGTGAAATCATCTGGGGGCGAGGGTTCACCCGATTTTTAATATTGATCAAAAGTAAATGTTCAAGACCACGAATGCCGCTGTTAATAATATTAAAAAGGCTAACGAGAAGATGAATAATGCAGCGGTTGCTGCCGCAAATGCTCAGCCCGGAAACGCCCTTCGCAGTGTGAATGCTGCCGCGGGTAACCTGGCGAATGCCAATAATCAGCTGAATAATGCCGCAAATCAGGCACGTAACCTGGGTCTGAACAAGGTGGCTGCCAACCTGAAGAATGCCGCAAACAAGGTTAAGCAGGCAAAGTTGGCAGAGGCTCTAGGTCACACAGCAAATGCTGTGAAAGCGATGAACACACGTTCGCCATCAGCTCTCTAGTGTGTGTATGCTCCCACGACATCACGCGCTTTTCGAAGCAGTCCCGCATGTGTTGAGCAAGCACCTCAGTGGAGGGGTGACCCCACTCGAGATCCTGTGTAAATAGAAAATCGTCGAAACCTATGGGTCCCAGTTTACATGGTACGACCCACGGCGTTTGAACATACTCCTTCAGTCCCCCATAATCTGTTATAATGACGGGTTTGGACATGAGGGCAGCCTCTACAGCTCCCATTCCGACCCCCTCGGAGTGTGAGCAGTTGATATAACAATGACAGCTCGCGTGAATCCTGTCCATGGCATCGTCCGACAGGAGACCGTTAATCACAACAACTCCAGGGATGTTCAGTTGCAAAGGCTGAATACACGTAGCTTTGAGCACCAGGCGCGCCTTGTCCCTAAAATTACACATCTGAAAAGCCCGTATCAGACCATTCAGATTTTTACGTGGATCCATCATGTTACCTATAGAATAAAAGGTGTATGGTGTCACCTCCGCGGGACTCTTTGCTGGTTTCTCGTAGGCGAAAAGGGGAAGAACCTTCCACTCCACCTCTGGAAACTGATTATTGAAAACATTCTTACAGAAATCAGAAGCCACATAGAGCGTCTTGTACTTGCACAAAATACCGTATACTGGATTCACGGTTTCAGTTTCACAGATTGTCATATACGTCATCTTCTGACACAGGGATGCGTATTGATCAATAATATTGAGCTGTTCTTGAATGGGCAACACAAAAGCAAACCCCGCGTCATATTTTTGATTTTTTGGTGGGTGACCAATTTCACAGTACTCAGTGTCGTGACCCTGTGAACGCAGGAGGTCTGCGTACCGATTTGTCACCTGCCCTATACCCGCAAGGAGTCTAGGTCCTACAAACAGTATCGTCATTAACATCATTAGTAATCATCCGTTTAACTAAATCCTCAAACGAAATCTTTGGAGTCCATCCTAAAACTTCACGAGCTTTGGTAGCATCAGCGATGAGAACATCAACCTCTGCCGGTCGGTAAAACTCTGGGTTGATTTTTACAATAATTTCATCACCCACTTTACCTACCTCATCCTCTCCCTGACCTTCCCA